TAGAAACAGAATTCAATAAGCATATGGAAAAAGAATACGATCATGTGTTTAACTCTATGCCCATAGATCAATACTTTGACTTTAAGCATGGTAAACTACCATATCGTTCTATTAAGTTCCACACAGTCACTCTACCTATTCCTAGTGCACTACCAGTAGGAACTGTTAACTTTACTCACGACGGCCCGTATACCCGTGTTACTGAATGGAAGAAAATCGCCGCGCACGGAGACAATAAATAAAACACAACGCTAACATTCGAAGAGCCTTGTGATTACGCTGATAATAACTTTGAAAGATATTACCCAGTAAAAGATCGCGACGGTAAAAACCGAGAGTTGTACGAGCAATATAAAAATGAACAACCAGAGCATGTAACCTTTATAGGTCGCTGCGGATTGTATGCTTACTTAGATATGCATCAAGCCGTAAGTTCAGCTTTGGCTACAGTGAGGAAATTTCTAGATGAGTAATATAACACACGCAAGCATCGTACCCCTAATTGGAGGGGAAACAATCGCTTCTCATAAAGCTTTTGGAAAACCACCAATGCATCTAATGTCATATGAGGCTTTCGCTGCAAATGATAGGCATATTGTAAATCATTACGACGGTGAAGTTCCATATTATGTATTAGATGCTGAAGGCGGTCCTCAGCTCCCAACTAACGAACGGGCTGATGTTGTTGCATCTGTATGTCCTTGTGCAGGCTTGTCTATGATGTCACACGGATACGGAGATCAAAACGAAAACAATCAATGGTTAACAAAGACTGCAAATTATATTCTAGGCGAATATAAACCAAGAGTATTTTGGGGTGAGAACGCTCCAGGATTTGCTGGTAAGATTGGTAAAACAGTACGTGATCAAATGCAACAAATTGGTAGAGATAACGATTATACAATGAGCGTCTATCGTACTAAATCTTTATTGCACGGTGTACCTCAAGTACGTGAACGTTCTTTTTACTTTTTCTGGAAAGATACAGACGGCAAAGTTCCAATCTTCAATTACTTCGATCGCGAATATACACCCATCGAAACTTTGATTCGTAACGTTAAATCAAACTTCCAAACAGAATCCATTAGCAAGAAAAAGCCTTCTGATAATCCGTATTACAAATATATTCTTGAAGAGATTCACGGTGGACGTACTCATGCAGAACACTCTGCTGCTATTGATCCTACATCAGCTCGTGGTGTAGATGCTTTCTCCTATATCGAAAGATCAGGCCACGACTATCTCCAAGTAGCTAAATGGATGGAAGCTAATGGCTACGAACGTGAAGTAGAGAAATGTAAGTACAAATATGAAAAGCTTGCAGCTGGTGGAAGTATCATGCGCCGTGGAGTTATTATTCCAAAGGATCGTATTGGTGCTTTCGTTGGTCATTATCCAACAATGCTTACGCATCCTGATGAAGATCGTTTCATTAATTACCGTGAGGCAATGTCTATTATGGGCCTACCAGAAGACTTCGAGTTGGTCGATGCTAGTCCTAAGGTTGCTAACCATATATGCCAAAACGTACCAGTACAGACGGCTACAGATATGGCTACAGAGGTCCTGGCAGTGTTAAATAATGAAAGAATAATGGTTGACACGGACTACATTTTGCAGTATAATAACACTAAGAAGTTAGAATACGAAACTAAAGTAGACACATTGGAGGCATTCTTTGCATGAGCAAACACTTTATTATTGACTTTGAAACAATAGGTCAGAACTCGCGGGAAGTACCTGCAATCGATTGTTCTTATACAACATTTGATTGGGAGCGATTCACATCAGATAATCCATACTCGTTTAAAGAGTTGGTAGTTGGTATGGAACAAGCTAAGTTTGATATTAAAGATCAAATGGGAAATCATAATTGTAAATTTAGCGACCGTGATTTACAATGGTGGTTAGATCAGCCACCAGCACTCAGGACTAATATGAAACCTGATCCTGTAAATGATTTAAATGCATTACAGTTTATGGAAAAGCTAATTGATTATCTTCGATCTGAAGGTAAGATTGATTATTGGTGGTCTCGATCAAATTCGTTTGATCCTGTTATCTTAGATCGAATTGCACAAAATGCAAACAAAACATCGTTACTCGGTGATCATCTTAAGTATTGGGCTGTACGTGATACTCGTACATTCATTGATGCTAAGTTTGATTTTAAAGTTCCAGGTGGTAAGAACGGATTTGTTCCTGTATCCGACATTGCAAAATGGGAATATAACTTTAAAGCACATGATAGTAAACACGATGTAGCTGCAGACGTACTACGATTACAAACTATTGTTAGGGCTGAAGCAGATTTGGAGCAAATTGAAATATGAAAATCGAAGTAAGTATTGAAGAATTAAGAAAACATAAAATCTTTGTAGGTACTCCAATGTATGGTGCACAATGTGCTGGAACATACACTAAGGCAACTGCAGATCTTGCTACAATGATGGCAGCAAATCAAATCCCCATACAGTTCTATTATCTTTTTAATGAAAGTTTAGTTCAAAGAGCACGTAATTATATTGTAGACGAGTTCCTACGATCTGACTGTACTCACCTGCTATTCATTGATGCAGATATTGCTTTTAATCCACGAGATATTCTAGGTCTATTAGCAGTTAATCTGTCTGATCCAGAAAAATATAATATCGTAACTGCACCTTATCCTAAGAAAGCAATTGCTTGGGAAAAAGTTCAAAAAGCTGCAGCAGCTGGTATGGCTGATGAGAATCCTTTCGAACTAGAAAATTATGCTGCTGATTTTGTCTTTAATCCAGTTGGTCCACAGAAAAGCTTTAAGCTAACTGAACCAATGGAAGTAGGCGAAGCTGGTACAGGCTTTATGCTTATTGCACGGGAAACATTTACTACGTTTGCTGAAGCATACCCAGAGTATTCATACAAACCAGATCATGCTCGTACAGAACAGTTTGATGGTAACCACGAAATTCATGCATATTTTGACTGTATTATTGATCCTGATACTAAACGATATCTGTCTGAAGATTATTTCTTCTGTAAGAAATCACGGCAAGCAGGATTGAAAGTCTGGATGTGTCCTTGGATGTCACTACAACATGTTGGAACTTATATCTTTAAAGGTTCACTTGGCCATATTGGCAACCTTGGTTTATCAGCTACTGCCGATAAGTCGAGTTCAAAGACTTCTTATAAGAATAAGAAAAAAAAGTAAAATAAGTGTTGACAAAAGCAGCAAATGATGTTATTATTAATAAATAAACCAATAGGAGTTTTATACAATGAAATTTAGTGAACGTACTCTTACGATTCTGAAAAGTTTTTCCGCGATTAACAAGTCTATCTTACTTAAAGAAGGCAATGTTCTTAAAACTGTAACACCAGAAAAAACCCTCGTTGCAACAGCAACAATCCCAGATACGATCCCATCACAAGCATGTGTATATGATCTGTCTCGGTTCTTATCTATTCTGAGTCTATATCAAGACCCAGATGTAGACTTTCATGATAAGTATTTCATGATCACCGCGGGCAAACAACGTACCAAATATGTTTATGCCGACATCTCAATGATTCATGCAGCCCCTGAAAAAGATATTTCTTTGCCAACTGCTGACGTTATTGTAGATGTGTCGTGGGAAGATCTTCAGTCTGTTATTAAAGCAGCTGGTGTTCTTCAATTTAGCGAAGTTGCTTTCGTAGGTGAAGGTGGTAAGATTTACCTAAAAGCTATTGATGGCAGCAACGATAATTCAGATGACTATGGTATCGAAGTTGGTACTACAGAAGATGAATTTAAGATTATCATTAAGACAGATAATCTAAAGCTTTTACCTCAGAACTATAAAGTTACTCTTTGCGCGAAGGGTATCTCTGAATTTAAAAGCGAAGGCGTCACGTATTTCGTGGCAATTGATACTAAGTCGACTTATAAAAAAGGAAATGAATAATGGCTAATCAACAAAACCCTAACGCTCAGGGTCAAGAGCAACAAGAGCAAGAACCAGTACAAATTTCGCTGCAAGATATTGCAACAGTTGTACAACTTGTAGATGTAGTGTCTCGTAGAGGCGGCATCGAAGGCAATGAAATGGCAGGCGTAGGCATGCTACGTAATAAGCTTGAGATGTTCTTGCGTCAAAATACACCTGAAGGCGAAGGCGCTGAAGGTCAAATGCCAAATGCAGAAGCTCCGGCTAATGTACCGGTAGACGCACCACTGGCTGATAAAGTACAGTAATAGTGTTATTAACGACCGCGGGCTCTCGTTACAAAACAAACCCGCACTTATTTTTATATTATGAAATGGTGATTATATGTCTATTGAATCAAAAGCAAATGAAGTGTTGTGGGTTGAGAAGTATCGCCCGCAAGTAATTGAAGACACCATCCTCCCTGAAAAAACTAAAGCAGCTTTCAAAAAGTTTGTTGAAGATAAAAACATTCCCAACTTGCTACTTACCGGTGGCCCAGGTGTAGGTAAAACCACAATCGCAAAAGCTATGCTCGAAGAGTTAGGCTGCGATTATATTGTTAAGAATGGTTCCCTTAATGTTAATATCGATACTCTTCGATATGAAATTTCTACTTATGCATCCTCTATGTCCTTGTCTGGTGGTCGTAAGTATGTAATCTTTGATGAAGCAGATTATCTAAATGCTACATCAGTCCAACCCGCATTACGCAATTTTATCGAAGAATATTCTTCTAACTGTGGGTTTATCTTTACATGTAACTTTAAAAATCGCATCATTGAACCACTTAGGTCTCGGCTATCTGAAGTAGATTTTACTATCGAGACTTCACAGCGTCCTAAGATGGCTATGCAATTCTTTAAACGTGTGTGTAATGTTCTTGATAATGAAAGCGTTCCATACGAAAAGCCAGTTCTTGCTAAAGTAATTGAACGACACTTTCCTGATTTTCGCCGTGTTCTTACTGAGCTTCAAACTTATTCTGCGTCTGGTAATATTGACGAAGGTATTTTTGTTAACCTTAAGCAAGAGTCTATGGATGAAATGTTTAAACTTCTTAAAGCAAAAAACTTTACAGGCATGCGCAAATGGGTTGCTTCTAATTCAGATCAAGACATGAATGAAATGTTCCGTCGTATCTATGACATGTCAACTGATAAAGTTGAACTTAGGTCAATGCCAGGCTTCGTAGTTACTCTTGCTGATTATATGTATAAAGCAAACTTTGTAGCAGATCTTGAAGTTAATATGGTTGCATTCTTAACAGAAGTAATGTTAGAAAGCGAGTACAAATGATGATTATAATTCAATTTCTTATAATGATACTGATCATGTACTTTGGATGTAAAGCTTTATGGATATCTACAATAATGTTAGATGAACGTAAAGCTCGCTACCGCGCAGGCACGCACGATTATTACGGTAATCTTATCGAGGATGAAGAATAATGGGCTGGTGGAATAAGATGGTTAGATCATCAAAAGACAAGCCTGTTAATTGTTTTAATTGTAGTGCAAAAGTAAAAGCTAGCGAAGCATTTAACGTAAAGTTTAATACAGCTGACGGGTTACATACTCTTAAAGCATGCCCAGCATGTGCAGATGATGTTAACGATGTGCTCAAAGCAATTGAGGAAGCAAGAAATGACAATGCCTAATGAAAGAAGGAATGCTGTCAACTACACTCGCCAATTCTTAGTAGACTTGATGGATCCCAAGAAAACACCTCGAGTACCATCAGCTGTACGCAAAGAAGCTTATCGATGTATTAAACATTATCCAGGCGATTATCATATGGATAAAGCTGCTATTGAAGCGCCTGAAGTATTTGGTGAATGGGACGCCGAGCATGCTAAACCAGTTGATTCTGTTCCATATCAACATAACCGTGGGAGAAGCTAATGGCTAAAGATTATAACCCGTTTGATTTTATGAATGCAGCTTCTTTTACAAAAGAAGATCTTATTAAAAATCATGATAATCCAGATATGATTGAAAAGCAATATGCCGCGTATGTAGTTAATCGTGGTTTTACTAACTTTGAAGATACTATTCTTCATGCAAATGAAATGAATATGCGCCACCATCTGTTTGAAGGTGCTCAGTTTGATTACTACAGAGGTGCACTACGTAAACGTAAACGCTTCTCTAAATGGCCCAAGGCTGATAAAAGTGTTGACCTTGACGCAATCCAGCAAGTATATTCATGTAACCGTACAGTAGCAAAACTTTATTTGAAAGCGTTATCACAAGAAGATATGAAAACTGTTAAGAACAAGCTTATAGTAGGCGGAAGTTCTAAATAGAATAAATATAAATGATGCACAATGGTGAGCATCGTGATAACAAAAAATAATAATTAATAATAAGGTGCTGTACGTTATGGATATAGAAGACATTTTCAAAGGTGTCGGTATAGAAGTCTCACTTCCTTCCCCAGATAGTTTTTTAAAAGTTAAGGAAACTTTAACAAGGATTGGTATTTCTTCTCGCAAGGAGAAGAAGTTATATCAAACATGCCATATCCTACATAAACAGGGAAGATACGCAATTCTACATTTTAAGGAATTGTTTATACTCGACGGAAAAAAGAATACTTTCACAGAAGAAGATAAAGCAAGACGTAATACGATTGTTAAACTTCTGGCAGAATGGGAACTATGTTCTATGGTGCATGAAAATGCAACAGGTGAACTAGCTGCTCCATTAAATCAAATTAAAATCTTATCTCACAAAGAGAAATCAAACTGGACATTAGAAGCTAAATACAATATTGGGAAAAAATAAATTATGAATGTATATAAAGTGAATGATCGGGCATCAGTGCCTGAATACGCAACGGCAGGTTCTGCTTGTTTCGATATTAAAGCATGTATTAAAAATGGACAGCGTTTACGCTCATTTAACGCCTTCAATAAGGAAATGAGTATTCCAGTTAAAGGTGTTGGTGGCAATCCAGATGCATTTCAATTACCGCCAGGAATTAGAGTATTAGTACCGACAGGTTTAATCTTTGATATTCCAGAAAAGCATGTAATGAAAATGTATATTCGTTCTAGTCAAGCTCTGAAAAAAGGGTTGACAATGGCGAACGGAGTTGGTATAATAGATTCAGACTATGTTGAAGAATCTTATATGATGCTAGAAAACGTTTCAGATAGCATGGCTCTTATTACGCATGATGAACGAATTGCGCAATGCCTAATCGAAAAAACTCTTCGTATCAAGATTACAGAAACAGAAGAAAGACCTGGACAAAAGACTGACCGAGACGGTGGCTTTGGTTCAACAGATGAATAAAGGTTATTACAAAAAGTAATAACTTTTTTACCAGATATACAGTATTTGTATATAAATAAACGTGTAGGGATGCCGAAATTCGGGTCTCTACATTTTTTAACGGTCGGTTAATAACGGCTAACAATAATCTTGCTTAATTTAAAAGGAGATATCAAGATGACAAACACGCAAAGAATGACAGCAGACTTGCTTAATGATCCATTTTTTATTGGATTCGACAGAGTTCTACACAAAATGCAGAACTCAACACCAGGTCAAACGAATTACCCTCCATATAATATTGTAAAACTTGACGAAGACAGATACACGATTGAACTCGCTGTAGCTGGATTTGACGAAGATGAGATTGATGTATCGATCAAAGAAGGAGTTCTCGAAGTTATAGCTGAAAAGGCTACACATAGAGATGAGGGAGAATACTTACACAAAGGTATTTCTGCCCGAGCCTTCAGAAGAGCTTTCACACTCTCAGACACTATAATTGTTAATGGAGCAGATCTAGTAAATGGTATTTTATCCATCGAACTAGAGAAC